AGCTCACACAGAGGCAATGATTAACGGTGCAGTAGTTGTAACTGTTACTAAAGATAGTAAGAAGAAAATATTTGTAGCTAATGGTGCTGTTAAAAAGCAGTTAATTTCTAATTGCTAGGAGGCCGTATGACAGAAGCTTATAATAAGAGACCGAGTAATAACAACAGACTTTTAATTAGTATTCAAGAATTAAAAGAAACATACCTTTTTGGTATCGACTTAACAAACGATGAGGGTGAACCATTCCCAGATGCGGTTTTTGAAAATGCTATTATCGCCGCACAAAGTTGGATGGAAACAGAAATTCCTGGCCTAATTCTTTGTGAGAGAGATATCGAAGAACAAAGAGATTACTATATCAATGACTATGTTGCTTATAACTTTATGAAGCTGAATTGGTTTCCAGTTCAGGAAGTAACATCGGTAGCGGTACAATTTCCTCTATCAACTAATGTTTTAAAGTTCGACCCTCAATGGTATCGTTGCGAATCAATGAGTGGTCATACAAGATTGGTTCCAACACAAGGGACTTTTTCTTCAATCATTCTTTCTCAGGGTGGAAGTTTTTTACCTTTATTCTATTCAGGACTTCAAGATGTCCCTGCTATTTGGAGAATTTCATACAAAGCAGGATTTAAAGCAGGAGAGTTGGATAGAAATATTTGGGACTTGATCGGTATGAGAGCTGCGATTGCTCCGCTAAACATGGCAGGGGAATTTATTGCAGGTGCAGGTATTTCAAGTAAATCTTTAAGCATTGATGGGTTGTCTCAATCAATCAATACTACTGCTTCTGCTGAAAACACTGGTTATGGTGCTCGTATTAAAGAATATAACGAACAAATTAAAATCAGACTGTCTGCTCTTAAAAGATATTATACAGGTATCAATATGGTGGTTGCATGAGCGAAGCGATTAAGCCAGCCTCTAGCAATCAGCCTCCGAAGAGGGAGCATAGTAAGCCCTTGAGAATCGACCTCAAGGTAAAAGAATTTGACAACCTGATTGAAGACCAAGGTGTACGGGTTAGAATTATCCCTTCTGTCCTTTGTCCAAATCGAACAGGTCTTCACGACACTAACCATCAACTAGACTGTCCTGTGTGTTTGGGTGATGAGGTTGTTGATCTTAGAGATGAGTGTATTGAGACTTGGGCTTACATTCAATCAATTCATTTAACAAAAAATATGGAAGTAGCTGGCACATGGGATATCAAAGATGCTCAAATGACAGTTAAAGCAGGAGTTCGTTTATATTATTTCTACAAAGTAGAAATTTTAGATTTTTCTTCTGTGTTTAATCAAGTAATCAAGAGAACAACTGGAGATGTAGATAAGACAAGATACAATCCTGCTCCAGATTGCGATACTCCATACTATTGTATAGATAGTCTTGGAAAAAGATATAATTTAAACGAGCATTACAAAGTTGAAGACTACAAGATTCGTTGGATAAGTTTTGATAGACCTATGGCCAATACTCTTTATTCTTTGTCTTATCCAATTCTTCCAACATTTAGAGTTTTAGAAATAAATCATGAAAATAGATATTACTACACTTCGTTCAAGCAAAAATATAAAACTCCAGTTAATCTTCCTCAGCAAGCGATTATCAGACTTGATTATCTCGCTAAGGGAAGTGGGAGCAATATTGAAAGATGAACTTCTCGGTAAAAGCCTCACTTGAAGAATTAGGTCACAACTTAGATGCTATCGAAGAAGGCTTGATAGAAGTTCTTAATATTCAGGTTGGTCAATTAGCAATGGCCGCTCGTTCAGAGTGGATTCGTTTAGCACAAGAACGATTAAAAACATCAAGAGAAGATTACATAAACGGATTGAGACAAGGCGAATCTTTTAAAATGCTAAGTTCAGGTGGACTTACTTCTTATGAGATAACTCTTGTTGGTTCGTTTCCAAATAATATCGAATATGGAATGGGCCCATTCGACATGAAAGGGGTTCGGCCAGGATGGTTAGGTGGGAAAGCTTCAAAGATGGGAAAGAATGGTAAACGATATGTTGTTATTCCATTCAGACATAGCACATCTAATTCACCTCGATTCGCAGACACAGGAAAGGCTGCATCTGTAGGATTGAAAGAACAATTAAAAACAACAGTAAGAACATACGGTCTTGATAGAATGGTTCGAACTGCTACTGGACAAGTAGTGGAAGGAAATGTTGCGAGATTGCCAAAAGGTGCTCCTGTTCATCCATACCTTCAAGGAATGGTTAGAACTCAACAGGCCTATAGTGGAACAACAAAGTCAGGCTTAGGAAGAGGTTCTGGAACATTAACAACATTTAGAGTTATGAGTGAAAATTCAAAACCTGATAGTTGGATTCATCCTGGCCTTCGAGCTGTTAATTTACTAGCAGAAGTAGAACAATTCGTTGATAATGAAATGACAAAGATTGCAAATAATCTGTTTGGGAGTTGATTATGACTAATATTTATCCATCCACGCCTCCTGTAGAGCCAGTAATTTATGGCGTACTTCCAATAGATTTTTTATTAGAAACCATTCTCGATGCAGGGATAACTTGGTTTCGTTCTGATATTGAAAATGCAAAAGTAGTTTATGGATGGCTTGGTACTTCATGGTTAGATTCGAAGTATGGCCAAAATAAAATAAATGAAATTTGGAATTACATAAATAAATATGAAGTTCCAATCGTTCAACATTTTTCTTTAATAGATCAGACAAGACCATGTTTATCAATTCAGTTGTTAGATGGAGCTGAAATGATCGAGAGAACTGGACTAGAAGATCACGGTGGAGTCGTAGACAATGTGACAGGTGATGTTCTCACAAGAAGAGAGATTAGATACTCTCCAATCATCGACAATGTTCATATTGGGATTCATGTAATCAACACTCCAGATTTAGCAAAGTACCTGTACTATTTAGTCATCTATATCCTGAATGCCTTTAAGCCTCAATTGGAAGAGCGTGGTCTTCAACTTAGTACATTTAGAGCAACAGACATTTCGAGACTTAACGAATATTTACCAGAGAATATGTACTCTCGCTTCGTCAACTTCTCGGTGTTTTCTATTGCTAAAATTGACGCTGGTTCTATGCCAATAGTTGATAATATTATTATCAACATAACTAGCCCATAGGTTAAATATAAGTTGTAGCCGAAAAGGGTGTGATACAAGGAGTATGAAAATGGCTGAAAAGTTTGAAAAGAAAGGAAAGAGAGATGAGTTCTCTGTCCAAGACAAGATTAAAAGCATTAAAGAATCTAAAATGCCTGAAAAGCAAAAAGAAGATTTGTTGAAAGAAATGGGATTGATTACAGAAGAAAGTCCTAAAGGAATCCCTTTTAATGTTTTTGCTCAAATTAAGAAAATTCCAAGTACAATGCGAAAAGCAATGCAGTTATATCCAAAAGCAAAAAATGTTAGTTTGGCAAGTTTAGAAGAATGGGAATCTATTTTTAAGGATTTTTAAGAGGAGTAGTCTATGTCAATTAAAAGAACTTTCAATGGGAGTACGATAATCAAGCCCGGTGCTTACACTAAGATTGTCGTAGAAAATTTAACAGGATTCCCACTACAACCGACAGGGGTTGTTGCTATAGTGGGAGAAGCGAAAGGTGGAGAACCTCATGTTCTTGACATCCTTTCAAAAGAAGGCATTCAATCAGCTAAGGCTCGTTATAAGTCTGGCCCGATTGCAGATGCTCTTGAGCTTCTTGCCAATCCATCAAAGGATTCAAGAATCGCAAATGGAGCTAGTAAGATTGTTGTTTACAAAACGAACCCTTCATCTCAATCGACATTAGCATTAAAAAATGGTGCGTCTGTTGAGCAAGTACAATTAAAATCAAAAAACTTTGGTTCAGATGAAAACCAAATCAATGTTGCTGTAACATCAGGTGCAATCCTAGATGCTAACGCACAAATCGTTGGAACAGTTGCTGGCCCATTTGTTTTATCAGGTGGAGAGACTTTAAAAGTAAATGTTAATGGTGTTCTTTACACTTATACAGGTTCTCTTTCAGGTTCTAAAACAGCATCAGAATTAGTAGACGACATGAATGTTTCTGGAAATTGGGCTCCATCAAAGCCAGTTGTTGCTTCTGTTTCTGCTTCTAAAGTAAAAATCGAAATCGACACTGTAGCTTTAGCATCAGCTAAATTGGACTACGGTTTTATGAAAATTGATGTAACATCAACTCTTGATACAATTGTTGGTATTACTGGAGAAAATCGTGGTGTTAAAGGTTCTCGTTTCGTAGTTGTTTCAAAAGGTCTATTAAAAGAAACTTCACCTGAATTAGGTGGAGAAGCTATGATCTCTGTTGTTTACAATGGTACTGGAACTTCATGCTTAATGAGCATTAAAGAAATTTCTGGAGAATTAAAATTCTCTACAGTATGTGCAGGAGCTTCTGCTGATGATTTAGATATCGTTCTAGTTAACGCTGAGGGTGCAAATCAGCACACTCTTAAATCTTTAGTAGATTTGATTAGCTCTAACGCTTCTTATTCAGCATCAGTAATTAGCAAAAATCAATTCATCAACTGTAGTGAATTAGATTTCTATGACCAAGCTGAAATTAAACTTGTAGCTATGAAAATTAACAGAGATGTTAAGGCTATGGTTGATTTCTTCAATGTTCTTTCTCAACTTGTTGAAGCTGAAAAATTATCAAATGTTAAAGGTGAAGTAGCAATAGCTTCTGCTCAATTCTTAACAGGTGCAGTAGACGGAGCTTCGGCTAACAGCGATTTCGCTAACGCTTTTGAAGCTTTCAAAGAAGAAAGAATCAATTGTGTTATTCCTCTTATCTCAAAAGATACAGGAGCTTTATCAATTGCATCAATCAATGCTCTAGCTGTTTCACACGCTATTTGGGGTTGGTCAACTGCTGGCAAGTCTGAAAGACACGCTTTCATTTCATTCCTTGGTAGTAAAGAAGAATTTAAAGATTCAGCTAAAACTGCTCAGTCAGGATACGCTTCAATCTTTGGACAACAAGTAAGAGTTCTTAACAAAGATTCAGTTCTTACTTGGTTAGACCCTTGGGCTCAAGCTTGTATCGCCGCAGGTATGAGAGCAGGAGCAGAAGTTGGTGAGCCATTAACTTTCAAACTTATGAATGTTAACGATATTCAGGTTCTTGATGGTTCTTGGAATCCTAAGAAAGACTATGCTGAAATGATCGAAGCAGGATGTACTATTTCTGAAGGCCTTGATTCAGGTGGATTTAGATTTGTTCTAGGTAACACTACTTATGGAATGGATGAATCTTTC